ACTTTTTGTTCACTGGAACTGCAGGTGTAGGTAAAACTACCGTAGCCAAAGCACTCTGTAACGAGATTGGTGCAGAGTATATGATGATTAACGGATCTGAAGAATCTGGTATTGATACACTCCGTACCAAGATTAAAGGATTCGCATCTACAATTTCACTGACTGATGCCAAGAAAGTAGTAATCTTGGACGAAGCAGATTATCTAAATGCTAACTCAACTCAACCAGCATTGCGTGGTTTCATCGAAGAGTTTGCCAACAACTGTCGTTTTATCCTGACATGTAACTTTAAGAATCGTATCATTGAGCCGATTCATAGTCGTTGCTCAGTCATCGAGTTTAAGATTGACACTACAGACAAGCAAACAATTGCAGCTTCTTTCTTTAAGCGTGTCAATCAGATTCTAAAACATGAACAGATTGAATTCGATCCAAAGGTTGTTGCTGAACTTATCACCAAACACTTCCCTGATTATCGTCGTATCCTAAACGAACTTCAGAGGTATTCTGTTTCTGGTAAGATTGATTCTGGCATTCTGGTTAACATGTCAGAGGAGTCTTTTAAAACTCTGATTAACTTCATGAAGAATAAAGACTTCACTGAAGTACGTAAATGGGTGGCAAAGAACTCTGATGCAGATACTACTTCTTTGTTCAGAGAACTTTATGATAGTGCAACAAACACTATGGAAGCGAACAGCATTCCACAACTAGTCCTTATCCTCGCTGATTATCAGTACAAGGCAGCATTCGTAGCTGATCATGAACTAAATATTATGGCAGCACTGACTGAGATTATGGCTCAGTGTAAATTCAAATGAGGATAACATGGACTTTCTTATCTTATTTTTAGTAGCTGTCGTTTCATTCGTTTGGGGTTGGAACACTCGTGAGAGAGTTGCAATTAGACAGTCAGATAGATTCTTCGAAAATCTTGTAAAGAAAGAGATAGAAGAACAGGAAAACTTAATTCGTATTAAAATTGAGAAGCATAATGGTATGTTGTTTGCATACCACTCTGATAACTCTTTGTTCATCGCACAGGCTAATGGCAAGGAAGAACTAGAGGAAATACTGAAACAAAAGTTTCCTGGAAGACGATTTGGTTGTTCAGAAGAAAACCTAAAAGAGGTTGGTTTTATACTATGACTCCATTTGACTTTATTAATGCAATTAATCTCACTAAGAAGAATCTATTCGAAGATCCTCTAGCCAAAAAGGACTATGTTCCTTTTATCATCAACAGAGGTCTTTCTTACTTTCCAGATACGATTCTATATGCTAATGAGATGAATCGAAATTCTGGTATCCCAGTTGATTGGCAGTTTTTCTTTTTCCTAAATACTATACCTAAGAAGAAGAGATTCAGTAAATGGCACAAGAAAGATGCCGAAACTGAGTCTCTTTCGCTTGTAAAGGAGTACTTTGGATACTCGTCTGAGAAAGCTACTGAGGCATTAAATATCCTCACAGACGAACAGTTAGTAATGATAAAAGAAAAATTATACAAAGGTGGAAAATAATGACTGTCGAAATGATTTATTATGACTGGACACCAGAATCAATGCTTGAAGTGAGTCTGCCCGAACCAGACAACTTCCTAAAAGTTCGTGAAACTCTTACACGCATTGGCATTGCGTCCAGGAAAGAAAATAAACTCTATCAATCTTGCCATATCCTACATAAACAGGGTAGGTATTTCATCGTTCACTTCAAAGAGTTGTTTGCTCTAGATGGAAAAGAATCTAACATCACAAGTGGCGATATCGAGAGAAGAAATGCTATTGCTGGTTTGTTGCAAGACTGGGAATTGTTAAAGATACTACATCAGTCTCAAGCAGAACAGAAAGCATCTTTGTCTCAAATTAAGGTGGTCTCTTACAAAGAAAAAGACCAGTGGGAACTTGTTCCAAAATATAACATAGGAAAGAAAACTAAATGATCAAACTTGAATTGACTATCCAGGAAGTTAATACTATTCTTCGTACATTGGGCAAACATCCTTTCGATGAGGTTGTTGCTCTTATAAGTAAGATTAAGTCACAGGGTGACCCACAAGCTGCAGAAATTGCTAAGCAAGTAGAAGCAGCAAAAACAGAAGAATAATTAGCCAAAACTAATTATTTCACTTAGGGTAGGATTGACACTTTTCATCTAAGTAGTATGTCCGTGTTGGACTTAACTTAGGAGAAAATTATGTGGACCAAACCTACTGCTACAGAAATGCGTTTTGGCTTTGAGATTACAATGTATATTGCTAATCGCTAAATAGTATAGTCCCATCGGGATGGGAAAGTAGTTAGTCGGTAACTACTATAAAAGCCGACTATTTAACCCTCTATCGCCTATTGGGATAGAGTTTTTAAAATCTCGCTGAAAAGGAGAAATCATGATCTCAGCATTCAACGCACTCGTTGACACAGTTCAGAGCACAAAGACTCAATTCGTTAAGACATTCGTCCCAAACGAAGAACTACAAAAACCCCTTCAAACTTACATTGACGCACAGGCTTCTTTCGCAAAGAAACTTGGTCAAGAGTCATTCACATTCTTCACAACAATGGGTTTGGCATTGAACAACTTTGATGCAAAGAAAGCATTTGTTAACAAGTAAGGAGGAGGATTAAATGATGACTAAATTTGTACCTGATACATTATTGCACCCTCAATTCAAAGACTTCGAAAAGTTCTTTGTTGGCTTTGACGATCAATTCAATCGCATGGCTAAGTTTCATGAGGATTTGACCAAAAACATTCCTAACTATCCACCATACAATATCAAGAAAAACGATGACAATCATTACACCATCGAAATCGCTGTAGCTGGTTTTGGTCAGCAAGACATCGATATCGAAATGAATGATGGTAAACTCGTTGTTCGTGGAGAGTTAAAAGCTAACGAAGATACTGAGAACTTCTTGTTCAAAGGTATCGCTAATCGTGCCTTCACTCGCTCATTCGTATTGAATGATGAAGTCGAAGTTAAAGACGCAGAGATGATTAATGGTATGCTTAAAATTTTCTTGGAGCGTTTGATTCCAGAACATAAGCAACCAAAGAAAATTCCTGTTCGTCAAAAGTCAGAAAAGAAATTGCTGACAGAGGAGAATGAATGAAAAAGATTCTCCGCTCAATGTACATTATGTTAAAAGGATTTGGTTACGCACGTGCTGCAGCCCAAGCTGCTCGTAATGGCGATAATAAAAGAGCCACCGAGTTGATGGAGGAGTATGCGAAGTGCAAGTAAACAACTGGATCCCAATGACAGATGATGATTGGGAATGGGTAAACGGTAAAACACCTACTCAGCCAAAGTCGTGATAGTTTAGGGAGAGTTTCGGCTCTCCCTAAATACTATTATGATGAAAGCAAAAATATCTCCTAACATGATCTCGTTTGTTCCTGTTCGTCGTGGCGAATGGGTGCTAAAGGTATCTGTTTTTAAAAACAAACAGATAATGGTAGTTGCACAAAACTGCTATGAATTGGAAAATCTTATTGTTCGATATTTCACCAATCAACATCATGCAGCAGACTTTATCGAACAACTTGTTACTGAGGAATAATAATGAAGGGCATCCGAGTCTTTAAACTTATCAGTGGTGAAGAAATTATTGCAGAGATCTTCAATCATTTTGATAGACACATCGAACTAAAATCTCCAGCAACCATCATCATTCAACAAACCCAGCAGGGTGTTGGTGTTGGTCTTATGCCTTACATGGCATATTCTACTGGAAACATCAATCTACATCGTACTGCCATCGCATCAGATGCAGAGCCAGACCAGAAGATGGTCAATGAGTACAACCGAATCTTTGGCTCTGGGATCGAAGTCGTCCCTGCATCGGTTCTAGCGAGCATTAAGTAAGTAAGTACTAACTTACCCCTCCCTCCGAACCCTGTGGATTCGGGGCATTAATAACCCTACCGAGTGTAGGGTTTTTTGCATTTAGTTGTTGTCTTTAATTGCAACTTAGGGCATAATAACTCTATTATGATGAAGAAAGGTGAAGAAATGAAATA